ATGTTACTTATCGGCTAAACCCTGTCCGACACACCCCCCTTACAGATGACCCGGGTGCTATAAACCACGCGGGGGCCCCTATATATGTACCTGAATAAATTTTTTTGATAGGAATTGGATCCGCGACATGCACTCTGACCTGCACTTTTACCATATATGATGGATGTGTCCTACATCACAGGGTTGAGTACGGGATAAACACCCAATTTCCCGGCTTATCTATAGTAGGAGGATATATTCCGACAAGGAATATAGACGACTACTACCCGGCTCTTAGGGAGCCGGAGCGATCCTATGAGAGCGAAGGCGACCATAGGGCCTAGTATTTGCCCAGTAGTCTGTTCTAAATCGAACCCTCGAACCCAATGAGAAAATCTTTCGCTTTCACGCGGCGAAGCCGCGAGAGGAACACATGAGCAAAAGAGAAGAGACAGCCAAGATCAAGTCGAAGGTCATACGCCTTCTGACTGAGGGCTGTACGGTCGAAGATGCGATGATGCAGGTCGGTCGCAGCTACAAGCTGTTTGACTACTATCGCTCGACCGATAAAGAATTCAAGGAGACGGTAGATAAGGTTAGAGCTGCCCGGACTTCTAAGGGCAGGATACAGAGTGCGGATTCCCTCACGATGGGATTCAACGAGTTCCGCAAGGAATACCTAGACTCTCAGACCTTCCCTCACCAGCAGAACATTATTGACCTACTCGAAGGTAATGAACCTTCTTGGATGCACCCGTCTATGACATTTGAACAGGGTCGCCCACAGTATGTCCTAGTCAATGTTCCCCCTGAGCATGCCAAGTCAATGACTACTTCGATTGACTACCCAACATTCCGTATCTGTATGGATCCAAACATCCGTATCATGATCGTATCCAAGTCTCAGCAAAAGGCCGTGGAGTTTATTTACGCCATTAAACAGCGACTAACCCACCCGGGCTGGCAAAAGCTTCAGCTCGCTTATGCGGCTGGTTCTGGCTTTAAGTCCAAGTCTGCTACTTGGCAAGCAACTACAGTTTATCTCGGTGACGAACTCCGTGACTCAGACCAGAAAGACCCTACTATCCAAGCGGTGGGTATCGGTGGTCAGGTTTACGGTGCCCGTGCTGACCTAATCATCCTCGATGACTGCGTGACTATGAGCAATGCTCACGAGTATGAGAAGCACATTCGTTGGATTCAACAGGAAGTCCTTACTCGTCTCGGGCCTACCGGCAAGCTTCTAGTTCTTGGCACCCGAGTTGACTCAATCGATTTGTACAGAGAACTCCGTAACGGTGATCGCTACCCAACTGGGAAGTCACCATGGACATACCTTTCAATGCCAGCAGTCCTAGAGTTCGCAGAGGACAAGAAGGACTGGAAGACTCTCTGGCCTAAGTCAGACCGCCCTTGGCAGGGCTCAGATGAAGAGCCAGACGAGAACGGCTTGTACCCTCGCTGGGATGGTGAGAACCTTTCCATGCGTAGGTCTGCCCTCGATCCTAAAACTTGGTCGATGGTTTATCAGCAAGCTGACACAGACGAAGATTCCGTATTTTCTCAAGAGTGTGTTCGAGGTTCAATCGATCGCATGAGAATGATCGGGCCATTGATTCCGGGAAACCCGGGTCATCCCGAGACAGTAGAAGGTCTCACTATCGTTGCCGGACTTGATCCAGCAATCGTTGGTGATACGGCGGCCGTAGTAATGGCAATCGACCGTAGGCGTAAGAAAAGATATATCTTGGATGCGGCTACCATTACTAGACCATCGCCACAGCAGATCCGTGATCTCATCACAACAATGACAGAAAAATACAACCCGTCCGAATGGATCGTGGAGCGTAACGCATTTCAGGGCTACCTGACACAAGATGAGAATCTACGGCAATGGATGGCAAACCGAGGTGTGCTTCTTCGTGAACACACCACCACTCGTAATAAGTGGGATACCGGTTTCGGTGTAGCAGCTATGGCTGCTCTATTCGGAACTATGGAATCTAGCGGTAAACACCATCGAGATAACCTGCTACATCTTCCATCAGATAGAACCGAAGGTATTCGGTTACTGATTGACCAGTTAATCACTTGGTCTCCGGAAACAAAGAACAAGACCGACTTAGTAATGGCTATGTGGTTCTGCGAGATCAGAGCCAGAGAGATATGCCAATTTGGTGAGTACGGTGGAAAGTTCGTAAGGAACGAATTCTTAACACGAGCAGATGCTGCAAAGAGGCAAGTCGTCAATCTTGACGAGTGGGCCGCAGATCGCCGTATCTCATAAGGAGTAACATGCTTTCAGTACTAGAAATCACGGCAAAGGTAGAGAGACTCAAGACCTCTCATGTTGACCGTGACCGCAAGATGGCAGATGTACTTGCCGTCCGCCAAGGTCGCTTGGAAGATGTCTTCTTCGGTCAATTCTCAGATGAGTACCCTAAGCCACTCATCGCTAACATGATTGATATTGCAGCACGAGATCTCTCAGAGGTTACTGCACCCCTTCCTGCTATCAACTGCTCTTCTAGCAACATGACGAAAGACTCAGATCGCCGTAAGGCAGAGCTTCGTACCCGTATTGCTAACCACTACATGGCTATTTCAGACATGCAGTTGCAGATGTATCAGGCAGCAGATCACTATTACACCTATGGCTTTGCGATTGCCATAGTTGAATACGACTTCGAGACTAATAACCCTCGTACACGCATCCTTTCACCATTCGGTTGCTACTACGAAAAGGATCGTTTTGGATCCCTTATTTCGGTATCTTCAGTCTCTGGTATCGATACAGATACCCTAAAGGCTCAGTATCCAGAGTATGCAGCACAGATTGATCGTAAGTATCGTAACCAAAAGGCTACTGTTTCAGTAGTTCGTTACCACGATAAGAACCAAGATACGATCTATATCCCAGAATTAGATAACGCAGTACTATCAAATACCCCTAACTTAGTGGGTAAAATCCTTGCTGAAGTGGCTGAACGCCCTACAGTCGATGGAATGGTACGAGGACAGTTCGATGATGTCATCCCAGTACAGATGGCTAAGGCACGATTTGCACTCCTACAGCTAGAAGCTGCTAAGAAGTCAGTCAATGCACCTATCGCTATCCCACCAGATGTCCAAGAATTCACGCTTGGGCCAGATGCTTTGCTTCGATCTAACACTCCAGAAAGAATTCGCCGAGTTCCTATCGAACTTCCGGGTGGAGTCTTTGCGGAATCACAGTCACTTGAGCGAGAACTCCGTATGGGATCTCGTTATCCGGAAGGTCGTACTGGTCAGATCGATGCATCTATTGTCACCGGTCGTGGTGTTCAAGCCCTTATGGGTGGATTCGATTCACAGATTAAGGCAGCACAGTCAGTATTTGCTCGATTCTTTATTAACCTTATCGGTATCTCATTCTGCATGGATGAGAAAGTCTTTGGCAATATCAAGAAGAAGATTCGTGGATCCGATGATGGTACTCCGTATGAACTTTCATACACACCATCTACAGCAATCAACGGTGATTACACCGTAGATGTTCAGTACGGACTCATGGCAGGACTAGATCCAAACCGTGCAGCAATCTTTGGGTTGCAGCTTCGTGGAGATAAGTTGATTAGCCGTGACTTCCTACGCCGTAATCTTCCATTCAACATCAATGTCACACAAGAAGAGCAGAAGGTAGATACAGAAGAGTTGCGAGATGCTCTTCGTGTTGCCATCTCACAGTTTGCTACAACGATCCCGATGATCGCATCACAAGGTGGAGACCCATCAGATGCAGTTGCTAAGTTAGCAATGATCCTCGAAGGTCGTCAAAAAGGTGAATCATTGGAGAGTGTTATCGCTAAAGCGTTCACGCCTCCGGTACAACCTGCAGCGACTGAGATGGCCCCCGGTGCTTCGCAATCCCCTTCTGGGATTCCGGGAGCGGCCCCGGCTGCAGGTTCTATTTCCCCACAGGGCCAACCCGGTGGTGGACAGCCAGCAATGGCACAACTAATGGCAGCTCTTGGCGGAGCTGCTTAACCAACAAGGAGAACAATATGTTCGGAGTAAAAAAGGGTGCTGTAGCTAAGGCTCCAGTTCTTGGCCCAATCATGGGAAAGATGTCAGCATCAGGTAAGTCAGCAATGCAGAAGATCGGCGTTGTAGGAAAGCCAGCATCAGCTGGTGGCAAGAAGGCTAAGTAATTAGAGAGGACGGGCTATGTGTAAAGATTGCTTTGATGAAGCAGAAGATCGTTTTGCACTAGCCCGTCCTGCTAAAAAGATTGATTACATTTATGCAGTAACTGCGTTGATGTTTAATATAAGTTATTCAGTAGCAGATTTCTTTGATGGCGTAGCAAGAATTATTCATTCACATCGAGTAAACGAAGCGAAAAAAGTTTACTTGCATGATGAACTAATGAAAGATATTGAGAAGATGGAGAAGCACAATGGCTGATGGCATTAAGGTCTCAGGGCCCGGCGTTTACTCCACACCTGACGGATACACAGGTCGTCAGGCTGCAATGCAGATCCCTGCGGATTCATACGGAGCAGGACAGGACATGTACAACATGCAGACACAAGCACCATTAGCTGCAGCAGAGGGAACACCAGTATCCATGGGAACCATGGGTGGTGGAACACCAGCACCTCGTACTAACTTTGAAGAACCAAACCCTAACCGCGACATCGAGATTACCGAAGGTGCCGACTGGGGTGCAGGTCGTGATTCATCTATTCTCCCAATGCCACCACAGGCTCAGGACGAAACAGCAAAGCTCATCATGGCTCTTGCATCTCGATTCCCTGACCCTGATATTACCCGTCTTGCACAAAGACTTAAAGCAGAGGGTCGTGCTTAGTGGCAGAGAACCCATTCGCAGTTCCGACAGCCGGAACACCAGAGTACGATGCTTGGCGTAAAGCCCAAGAAGCAAAGTACTTAAACCCACAATTTGCTAAGCAGGTATCTACACTTGCTAAGACATATCCAACAGCAGGTGCCGGTACCGTTTTAGCGTTGGCTAAAGCAGGTGCTACACCTTACGGTGCTACTGCTAACGCAGCATCTACATTGGATGCACAGTCTTACTTAGATACACAACGCAATGCTGCTATCCAAGCAGCGGCTAAGATCAAGGAACAAAACAAAACCACTAAAGGTTCACCTGCAGACTTCCTTGCACCTCTTACTCGTACTGCGTTCATGGCACTTACAACTCCATTTGAGTTGCTTGAGTCATCATTCCGTCAGATTGCCGCTGGTCGTGTTCCAACTATATTCAATACATTTGACGAGACACAATCAGGTCAGGCATTAAAGTCACTTGTAACTACAGGTAAGTTCGATGTAGGTACAGGATTCCTCGGAGTAGATCGTAACTCTGCAGTAGGTAAGGCTCTCCTTAAGTCGCAGATTGCTGGCGGCCCAAAGATGAAGGGCAATGTTCCATGGACATATGCTTCAGGTCTTACACAGGCAATCTTTGAGGATCCAGATACAAAGGCAGCTCGTACATTCCAAGCAGTCTCTGGCTTAGTTCTTAACTTAGCAGCAGACCCATTGACTTATGTTCCGGGTGTTGGCCTTCTTAAGATTGGTCGTGAGGCTGGAAAGGTTGGCGTAACACTTCGTGTTGGCCCAAAGGCAGCAGCAAGAGCCGCAGAAGCAAAGGCAGCACCTCTAAAAGAGGTTCGCCGTGCTTATGAAGATGTAGCAGAAGACATCACTAAGTATCGTGCAGAACAGCGTATTGCATCTGGTAATGCAGAGATGCTTGAAGGTGACATCCTTAAGCATGCACAAGATGTAGAAGAGATGATGCCAGAGATCGAAAGACTCTCTGATCTTGTCTATAGTGCCAAGGCATCAGCGGATCAAGTAAATGCTGAGTTTGGTGAAACCTTCCAACGCCGTAATGTTTATCTCACAGAATTAAAGCGAGCAGATCAAGAAGCGGCTCGTCTTACTGGCGAGAAGCGAGCAGAAGAAACCTTCATGCAGTATCGCTTGGAGTTGAACAGTTCTACTCGTGCAGCAGAAGTTCAGGGCATCCTTGATGCAGCACCTACATTTGATAGCATCATCGAAGATGCAGCAAGACTTCGTACACAAGAAGAACTTGCTCCCGGACTTATCCACACCATTGGTGAGGCAGGTCTTAAGAAGGGTAATCGTCCAGCAACTCTTGGTCTTCGCAATGGTGAAGAACTTGCAGTTCGTGTAGCAGAAAAGCAAAAGCCTAACCTCATTAAGTGGACTGGCTTTGTTAAGGCTGGAGATTCACCACAGGCTACTCGCCTTGGTAACGAACTCGGTGGAAAGTTCATCGATGAAGCAACTGCAGCAGGTGCATCTGATGATCTTATCCAGAGTGTAATTGATGAGATTGATGTAGCAGGTGCTACACATGGTGAGATTGTTGCAGCAGCCCAGAAGGCTGGACTTGTAGATAATCTTTATGCAGCATACGAGAAGCTTGGATTCCAAGGATTTGAGAATCTTGGTGTAGCTCGTGGTGCAGGTGGTGGTGGCTTTGCTTACTTCCCTCGTACTACAGACATCTTCCCTGCTCGTGTTACAGAGTTTGCTAAGCGTGGTGAGTCTGCGATTGCATCTCCAGATATTCGTGATGTTGGGCCACAGGCTTTCACAACACCTGAAGCAATTACACAGCAGGTTGAGAATCTATCTGCAACAGCGTTGGCTCCTAAGTTAACTGCTCGTGAGAAGATTGCACAGATCGATAAAGAGATTGTAGAAAAAGGCAAGACTCGTGAAGCAGTACAAGCTGAGTTTGATCGCCTTGATGCTATCTACAAAGCAGATCTTCAGTTTGTTAAGGATCATGCAAAGACTCAGGCAGAAGCCAAGGCTCTACTTGAAGAAGCTCGTGGTCGCCGTCAGGTTGCAACAGAGGCACTCTTTGGTCTAACCAATATCGATGGCAAGAACATCCTTAACTTCCAAGCAGCATCCGATGCAATGTTCGGAAAGCTCGGTCAGAATGTAGCAAGATTTATTGCTAACCATTATGACGACAAGCAGTACTACGAACTATGGCGAGCAATGAATGGTGACATCACCGTTAATACAGCCAAGCTTCTTGCAGCTGCTAAGACAGAGATGGAAGTACTTGGCATCCTTGCTGGCGAGATCGGACTAGATCTTACTCGTGGTACAAAGATTGCTTTGGCAGCACAGGCTGGTCGTGCAATCACACATAACCCAGGTGTCTATGCACCTCGTGAACTCGGTGTGACATGGGGCCTTGTTAATAACTTCTACACATCTCGTGCATTAGAAAAGGGTGTAGACCTACTTCGTAATGACAAGCGACTTGCACAACTTAGCCGCTTTGCACCAGAGCAAGGTCTGCTACATCTTGATGATGTAGATAAACTCACCAAGCAGTTGAACGATAACATTCCGTTCCTCGGTGGGTCAGAAAAGCTTCGTGTCGAGATGACTAAGAAGATGATGGATTCAACAACATCATCAGAACGATTTAACATTTTCATCGATACTATCCAAGGTATCGTCAAAGAACAGTTGCCTAAGCTCAACGAAGAGCAGGGCCGTCTTCTTCAGGATGCAGCACGAGTGTTCAAGCGTGAACAGCAGATGCATCGCAACTTCCTTGCCAATGCAATTCGTGATGGCGAGACTACAGCAGAAATGGTTATCGATGGTAAGAAGCTTACTTTCTCTACCTTGGATCCATTCCTTGACTCACAACTTACGAATTTTATCAAGTGGCCAGACACTAACGCAATGCGGCAACTTACCGGATCCACTAGAAACATACTTTCAAAGTCTGAGTCAGTCCAGCAGTTCCGAGCCTTCACAACAGAAGCACTTGACTCATTCTTCAAGCAGACAGTTCTCGTTGGTCGAATCTCTTATATCCAGCGAAATATCCTCGATATGCAGGTTCGTTCGTTCCTAGCAGGATCATCAACATTATTCTCACACCCATTGCAATTTATCTCAACGATGATGGCAAACCCTAATGGATCAGCAGCTCGTAAGTACTTAACAAACTTCTCACGCTTTGATAACAACATCTTTGGTACATCATTCCGTGATTTGATTGAGCAGTCAGACTCTGCAGGTTTCCGTGGTGCAGCACTTGCTGATGCAGATAAGTATGCAGCAATGATGAATCGTCAAGTTGGCAAGGGTGTTGGTGCAGGATCTCGTTCAGGTCTTCTACCTACTGGTATGCGTTTCGTTGATTCAACAGAACGCCAGTTCAACCGTGCATGGGCATCTGCAGTTCTCATTAACCGTGAGTCACAAGTCAGCCGCTTGGTTGCAGGTGGTCTTCTTAAGGGAACTCAAGTTAACGGTGTATTTAAGTACACATTCCCAGAAGCAGTAGCGTTTGTTGAACTTAAGAAAGCACAGGGTATGACCCTTGCTGATAACTATCTAGACATAGTTACAGACTTCTTAGTTGAAACAAAGCGTGGCAAAGATCTGATTGCTCAAATTGCAAAGGTCGATGAGACTAGCCGTGGTGTCTTGATGTCAGATGATCCAGTAGTTGCTAAGCAAGCTATTCGTTTCTATCTAGAAACAGCAGGTAAGGCTATTGATGAGATTTCAGTAGGTCGTCCAGAGATCCGTAACTACATCGCTGGTGGCCCAATGGTTAGTGCCAAGGGTGAAAGACTTACAGGTAAGCTTGGTTATGATCCAGCAGGTAAGACTGCTAAGGATGCATGGCTTGGTCGTATCCTTAATGAGTATCGCAGCACAGAAGATGTCAGCCGTGTTATCGGTCAGCTTCGTTTGCCAGCAGAAGACTTTGCTCAAGCAGCAGTTCTTAAGGGAACTTGGGATAAGGCAGCATCTGCCTTCTTCCGTTATTCAGCATCTGTTGAAAAGCGTATGTCTCTAGGGCCAGAGTATCGTCAGCAATACTGGAAGAAGATTGCTGAGAACATCAACCTTATGAACAAGACTGATGCCGAGAAGGCATTGGCTCAGGCTGAGAAAGAACTTCGCGGCACTACCTTCTTTGGTAAGCCAGCATCATTCCAGAACCCAGCATTGGTTCGTATGCGTGAGGGAATCAAGACTCTTGATGACCGTGGCATTGGACTCAAGGAGATGGATGAGTACGGCCAGAAGTTAGCAGCCGATGAGATCCAGAAACTTTTCTACGATGCAACTCGACAGAAGCAATATGCAGCAGCCTTCCGTTTGGTAGCACCGTTTATCTCAGCATGGGCAAACACCATGGGTGTCTGGTCTAAGTTGATTACAAAGGATGTGGCTAACACATTCCGTCTTCAGGGCAATGCTCGTGTATACAAGGCAGCTAATGCTTTTGAGTTCCTTACACATCCTGAGACTGGCGTAATCTACGAGTGGACTAACGCCAACTGGAATGACCCAAGCCAAGGCTTTATCTACAAGGATCCAACCTATGGTGATCCTCGTATGGTCATCCCTCTAGCAGGTGACATTCTTGGTGGCATGCTATCTATCACCTCTGGTGAGAAGGTACCGGGCATGCCTACATCGCTTTCCATCCCGTCACTCAACATGGCCTTTAGTAACGAATTGTTACCGGGTGTAGGCCCAGCCATGCAGTTGACTCTGGGTAAGGTTGTACAGAATCAGAATGGCTGGATAGCAGATCAGCTACGAGACATCATATATCCGTTTGGAGCCCCAGAGCCGGGAGCCCAAGGCATCGTGGAGACATTCACCCCAGCATGGGCCCAACGCCTTCTATTCGGCCTTGGAATGGATAACTACGAGGCTAAGAACCTCTCTACCCTTCGTCCGATTATGACCTACCTTGCCACTACTGGTAAGTACGGTGAGTTCCCATTGGACAACACACAGACCGAAAAGCTTCTCGATGATGCTACAAAGCTGAACCGAGTCCTCGCCCTATGGCGTGGTATTACAGCCAACATCGCTCCCGGTGCTATTGCACCTCAGATTCTTGCTAAGGATAAGACTGGCGAGTTACATGTACAGGCTCTTATGGTCAATGACTTCTTACAGATCCGTGCTAACAACCCAGACAACTATGCACTAGCAGTTGCCAAGTGGGCAGATAAGTACGGAGATGCAGCACTCTTCTCATTGGTATCTGGATCCCGTGGTGGTATCCAACCTACTGATGAAGCATGGAAGTTCTACACAAACAACCGTGCAGATGCTACTAAGTATGCAAATGCGTTTGCCCTCTTCTTCCCCGGCGGACAATACTCACAAGAGTTTGCTAAGTGGCAAGAGCAGTCAGGTAAGCGTTTCAAGTTGACTCCAGCAGAAATGCAGATGGAAGCAGCTCGTTATGTATACACAGCCCGTAAGGCTAAGTTGCAATCTGATGAAGCTATCGCCGTTCGTGACGGCGAAGATCCTAAGTTGGCTCATGAGATTTACATGACTCGTAAGGAAGCATTAGATGCTGACTTCGGTGGACAGCCAGACTTCCGTTCTGCAGGTGTACCTCGTGAGACTTTGGTTAAGGAACTAGAGCAAGCGGTCACAGAACCTAAGTTTGCAAATACTGAATCAGGCAAGGGTCTTGCTGAGTTCTTGCAGTATCGCAAGGCAGCATTGGATTCTGCAGCAGCTGCAGGATTTAAGACACTAACTGCAAAATCAGTAAGCAATGTTGCTGAGTGGTTAGACGAATCAGCGTATAGAATTATTGCTCAGTATCCATCATTCAGCGTTATGTACTGGCGTGTATTCGCCACAGAGACAGGGAATAACTAATGGCAGATGAGATTATTGCACCGGTAGCCGGTGCTGCTTCTTCTTCAAGAGGCACTAACTATCCATTGCAGAACACTCAGGTTTATCGTCCGGGTCAGATGACTACAGATGTAAACGGAAAGAAAGTAACTGCTGGTGGTGGATTATTCACAGCCCTTTACAACGGTACATATGCAGAGGCTTTAGCAATCCGTAACGAAAAGTTTAAGACACCTCAAGATCAGAACTACATCAAGACTTTGATGTTGCAGTCAGGTCTTTATGCCAACAAGAATGAGTTCCAGACTTCGTTCTGGAGTACTGCAGATACTGCAGCATTTACTGATCTACTAAAAGAGGCTAACTCTGCAGGTGGTTATACATGGGAAGAAATGACTCAGTTGTATCAGCAAGGTGGCAAAGCAGGTGGTGGCCCACAGGTACAGAAGTCAATCAACCTATCTGATCCAAAGACTGCTAACGCAATCATTGACTCAGCAGGTCGTACATTGCTTGGCCGTGACATGTCAGAGGGTGAAAAGAATCGTCTTCGTGCAGCTTTGACTCAGGCAGAACAAGCAAGTCCTTCTATCTCAACGACAACCCAGAGTGGCAACACATACTCAACTAAGACAACTGGTGGGTTGGACATGGCTGGTAAAGGCGAAGTTATTGAACAGAACATCATGGCAGACGAGAAGCTTCTTCCAGAAGCCGTTAACAACCAACTCAATGGATATGGCGACATCATCGCTAGATTGGCGGCTGGTCAATAATGGCTGAGAATGTAGACATCAATAAATTAGTTGCAGATGCATTAAAGAACGCAGCAGCAGCTAAGGCATCTCGTGATGCAGCTAAGGCTGCAGCAGACTCTATTAAAGCTGCAAATGCTGCAGAACAAAGAATTAAGATTACTGCACAGAATCGTACAAAGTATGCAGAAGGTTTGCAGACATCTATCGATAATGACTTAGTAGTAATTAAGCAACTTATTCGTAAACAAGAAACTCAAGAACTATCTACTGCTGATCTTCGTGATCTTCAGTATTATGCTAAGCGTTACCAGTCAACAGTAGATGCCCAGAAGGTTGCCTATCAAGAAGCAAAAGACCTTGCTAAGGGTAAGTACGAGGTAGACAACTCTGGAAAGCTTGTTACTAAATCAGGTGCAGCTGTCGGTGGAGCAGAAAAAGATACGGATGGCGATGGCATCCCAGACTTAACTGACAACATGCCTAACTACCCTAACCCAAGCCAAGCAACTGGCAATGCAGGTAGGAGTTCAACTACCGCTGGTGCAGCAGTAAAAGATAAAGTTGCTGGTGGAACTACTGGTGGAACATCCGGTGCAACCGGTGGAGCCACAGGTGGAGCCACAGGAGGAACTACTGGTGGTGCTACTGGTGGGAAAACAGGAGCAGATAAATCTGTAGCAGATAAAGCAAAAGCAACTGGGAAAGATACCAAGCTAACTGCAGAGCAGGAAGCAAGACTTGGAACCTTTGGATCTAAGTTTCTTATTGAATACTTTAAGACTGCTGAAAGCGGCAAGTACAAGACTATCTACGACAAGCTTGTTGGCTTTGCTATCCAAAACGCAACTCCGGCAAAAGTCGAGGCATACCTTCGTGATACAACTTGGTACAAGGATGTCAATGAAAGAACTTATGCAGTCATTGGTGCATCTGCACTAGCCAACGGTATTAAGTTGGATACTGCTACTCGTGACTCATACCGAGATCAGATCCTTGGTAAGGTAAAGACTGCAGAAGAGATTGCATACGACATTCGTATGAAGTCTATTGGTGAATACCAGCTACAGACTACTAAGCCAGAAGTAGCAAAGCAGATGATGGCTGGCAAGGACTTTGCCCTAGCCGCAGCTGACTACATCAACACATATACAACTAGCTTTGAGATGGCAGCATCTCAGTTTAGCCTTGATGATGCTAACTTCCAGACATTGTTCAAGACTTCAACATCTCTTGGAGACTTCGACAAGAAGTTAAAGCGTACCGAGAAGTACTTATCTCTTCCAAAGGTTCAGACTGCTATCAGCCAGAACATTGCAATGGTTAAGCAGAAGTACCGTCAGTATGGTCTTAACCTTACAGATGAGGCTGCATCCAATCTTGGTAAGAACGCATACCTTGGAGATACAACTACAGAGGCTATTGACGAGAACCTTCGTCAGCAAGCAATCAAGTTATTCCCGGCTTTCAAAGATCGTATTCTCAATGGAGAGTCAGTCTTATCCATTGCAAGTCCTTACATCGGTGCAGTCAGCCGAATCCTAGAGGTGCCAGAAGGATCTCTAGATCTAGAGGATCCAACAATTCGTAAAGCCATGATGGGTACAACTACTACAACTGGCGATAAGACATCAACAACAGTTAAGCCATTGTGGGAGTTTGAACAAGAACTCTTCAAGGATAGCCGCTGGCAGTACACATCCAATGCTAGACAGAAATTAGATGGCATCACACTCGATGTCATGGGTAGATTCGGAGTAATCGGGTAATGGCAGACTTAGACTCAAGAGAAGTATTAAGAAAACTTACTGGTGGTGGCACACTTACCAACGAAGAACGAGCAGTCCTTGGCATGTCACCAGTTGCTGAACCAGTTAACTCTGCATTTACACCAATGGTTACACCAGTTGATCCAAATGCACCTAAGATGTTTGTTGGCCCAATCCCAGTAGGATCTACTCGTACTGAAACTGGTTATATAGACCCACAAGGTGTAACAGTAGAGCCAACGGCACCATATAAATATGATCCAGTATCTGGTGACTTTGTTCCAACTTCTACTGATTTTGTTACAGATGAAGGTGGAGACGAACCACCTGCAACTGGAATGACTGCAGCTGAAATACAAGCAATGCTTGCTCAGCAAGCAGCAGATTTCCAAAAGCAGATGGCTGCTATGCAAGCAAGTATTACTGCTCAAATTGAAGCAGCCAACAAGGCAGCAACAGCAGCAGCCGAAAAAGCTAAGGCAGATGCAACTGCAGCACAGCGTAAGTCAGCATTTGAAATTACTAAGGAACGCTTTGCTAATGCAGGTATGAAGGAACTCGGTGATGAAATCACCGCCATCTACCAAGGTACAGGCGTAGATAGATTTGGTAAGAAGTTTGATGAAATCCCTACAACAGGTGAAGGATTCTATCTAGCACTCATCAACACTAAGTCTTACTATGACCGATTCGGAAAGGTTAATGAGGATCGCCTTGCAAAGGGATTCAAGGCATTAGACGAACGAACAATCATTGGGATGGAAGATGAGTACCAGCAGGTACTACAGGCTTACAACCAGCCAGCAGGATTCTACGATTCACCTGCCGACTACCAGACATTCCTTAAGAACAATTACTCCAAGGCAGATGTGGCATCAGCCCTTCAGGCTTCATCAGACTTCGTAGCAGCTAAAGATCCAGCAATTCGTAAAGAACTGCAAGATCTCTTTGGTATCGATGATGCAGCATTGACTGCATACTTTGCGGATCCAAACAAGGGCCAGAAGATCCTCGAGAACATTGCTGGTAAGAACATGAATACAGCAGCAGCTCTTATCGCTGGATTAAGTCGTGAAGATGCAACAGTAGGTCAGCAGTACGGTGCAGGTTCATTCACATACGAACAGAACCGCCAGCGTTACTCACAGGCAGCCAAGTCACTTGAGACTACAGGCAACCTTGCATCTATCTACGGTGAGAACTTCGGAGCCAAGGAAGCAATCGCTGCAGAGTTCGGCGATGCAGCAGCACAGGCACAAGCATCTCGTATCCGTCAGACAGGCTTAGCAGCCTTCGGTGGTACATCAGCAGTAGGCACAAAGGCATTGAGAGCTACTGGCCAAGTCAGTTAGTTCTATCGGGTGATTGGCAATCTCCGGGGTTCAAGACCCCGGCACCCACTCCGCATCAGAGAGACCGGTTCTGAATGTGTGTACATACGGTAGTTGGAGCCAAGTCAATTTCCCCGAATGACTTGAGGCCAGCGATCTAACCATAGAAAAGGGAGTAGGACACATGTCCAATGAAGAGCTATACGAGGATGATTTCGATAACGAATACGAAACTGATCCTATCAAGCAACTACGCAAAGCCAATAAGGCAAAAGAAAAGCAACTGAAGGAAATTCAGGAAGAACTTGCTACATTGCGTAAAGAAAAAAGAGAACGAACAATTTCGGAAGTCCTCACAGCTCGTGGGTTGAATCCAGCAATCGCTGAGTTCATTCCACAGGACATCGACCTCACGGAGGAATCGTTGTCAGCATGGGTAGAAGCAAAGTCATCAATCTTTGGTGCAGCTCCTGCTCAGCAAACCCAGACACCAACGGGCTTGCCGGAAGGTTTTCTAGATAGTTACAGCAAAGCACAAGCCACGGTAGAACAGTCCTTACCTGCTGATCGTCAACAGATGATTCAGAAGCAAATGGATGAAGCTGCCGCTAAGGGCCCAGATGCATTGAAGGAACTCTTTGGACAACTCGGTAAAGCCGGTTACTAACCCAAGAAAGAGGTATTGCTAAATGGCAATTACACAAATCTCTGGTCTCGGTAATCTCGTTCAAAATGCATATGACACATATGTACGGGCACAACTCCGTTCACTTCCAGTCATGCGTCAGATCGCAGATCTCCGCCCAGTAGCACTTACAAACCCAGGAACCTCACTTAAGTTCAGCGTTTACGCTAACCTTGATAAGGCAACTACAGCACTAACAGAAGCATCAGATGTAACTCCAGTTGCATTGGCTAACCCATCTCAGGTAACAGTTACTGTTACTGAGTACGGCAATGTACTTGAAGAGACTGAAAAGGTTAACCTTGCTTCATTCTCATCTATCGACACAATGATTGCAGATGCACTTGCGTATAACGCAGCAGACACAATCGATACCCTTGTTGCTAATGCACTTGTTGCAGGTACAAAGGTTAAGTACGGTGGATCTCGTACAACAACAGCAACACTTACAGCATCAGATGTTATCTCAACAGCTATGCTTCGCAAGGCTCAGACAGAACTCCTTGAGGGTAATGCTCAGCCACGCAACGGTGACTTGTACACACTATTCATCCACCCACGCCAAGCTTTCGACCTTCGTGCCGAGACAGGTGCTGGCGGATTCGTAGACATCCACAAGTACACAACTGACAACATGGGCAACATCCTTACAGGCACCATCGGTGTTCTTGAAGGATTCCAAGTTGTACAGACAAACCGCGTTCTCAAAACAACTGAGGGTGCATCATCTGCTTCTGTCTACAAGGCAATCGCAGTTGGTAAGGAAGCTCTTCTTGAGGCAAATGTATACGATGTAACAACAGTCGTATCACCTCAGACAGACTACCTACGCCGCAAGTCAGCCATCGGCTGGAAGTACTTCGGCGGTTGGGGAATCTTCCGTGACGATGCAGTAGTTCGTCTAGAAACAGGCGGATCTGCTCTCTAGTCAGATTCATAGTTGAGGGGGTGGGGCAACCTGCCCCCTCTCTACCAAAGGAGTAACAATGGCATTTGAATTTTATCCACCACAGGTGATGGAAGCATGGCCTTTGAAGGATAGCCTTCTTAAGCGAGTAGTTTCTCCACGAGGTGTAGCAGTACTTATTACCGGATCATCCATCGTGTTATCACGAGCAGTAACACAGGACGACACCGATGCAGCAGACTATGCCTACCTTGGCGGTAGGACACACAATGTTTCAAGCACAGAAGCAACAATGTTAACTTCATTAGGATTCCCCACAAAGACAAGATCAGAGGCAACAGCTCTATCTGATACAGCACATACGGGATTCTTAGTGGAGATCTAATGAAATGCGATCATGTAGGTAAAGTAGTTAAGTTCGGATACAAGTTAGTAGACGGACAGATGGAATCCCATGTAGATCTATGGGGTTGTTCTAAGTGTGATGAGACATCCACAGAACCTCTTTACGATATGGCAGATAACTTTACTGTTAAAGAGCCATGCAAGACAGATTGTGATTGCTTTGGATGTAAGGCCAAGGGTCTTCAGTTAAGTACTGGAGATGCCAATGGTCGCCGTACTATGTCAGCGAAGGCATACGATGGAGAACTCAAGGCATATAGCGATGCAGTAAGACAAGGCATCGAACCAGCGACAACCAATATGAAAGATATTCAGGCTGCTGTAGAACTTAGCAACCTAGCAGGTAAAGCCTTCGACTCAACTGACAACTCATTTAAGGGATAAGCCATGACAACCATTATCGGTATTCAGGGTAAGGGTTGGGGATTGATCGCAGCTGAGTCTTTGATAGTAGGTGGAGATCAGAAGTTTATGGCAACCGGTATGGATAAGGTTGTTGAAAAGGGTGAGTTCGTATTTGCCTTTGCCGGTGATGCAATAGCCGGAGATATAGCTTTGCATAGTTGGAATATGCCAAAGATCCCACGAGGGGTTAACCTCGATAAGTTTATGATGACAGACATCTTGCCATCGTTAAGACAAGCCTATGCAGACTACGGGTATGACCCAGCACCAAAGACTGCAGATAATGATCCTAAAGCAGAAGCAGGGTTTGATGCCCTGCTATGTGTTAAAGGCAGGATCTACCAGATCGACAATGATTTCTCTTGGGTAAGAGATGACCGTGGAATCTACGGTATTGGATCCGGTGGATCCTATGCACTTGGTGCATTAGCCCGAGCAACACTATCCCCAACGAATACAAGAACAGCAGCAAACGAAGCTCGTAAGAGCATAGAAGTTTCCATATCGTTCGACATCAACAGCGGTGGGAAAATCAAAGTAATCACACAAAGGGAGAACCAAATGTCAGCAAAGGGTGAGAAGTACAAGTCAGCGGCCATGAAGAAGAAGCATGAAAAGATGGAAGGCCCTAAAGAACGCATGATGGAATACGGCAAGAAGAAGATGGTTAAGAAGGCCGTAGCCAAGAAGAAGAAGTAAATGGCTGAGAAAAAAGATCCTCGCCTAAAGAAGGCAGGAGTCTCCGGGTTCAATAAACCCAAGAAGACTCCATCACACCCAACCAAGTCTCATGTGGTCGTAGCCAAAGAAGGTTCAAAGGTTAAGACAATTAGATTTGGTCAGCAAGGTGTTTCAGGTGATAAGAAGCCAACAGCAAGACAAGCATCATTCAAAGCTCGTCATGCAAAGAACATTGCCAAAGGCAAGATGTCAGCGGCATATTGGGCAGATAAGGTGAAGTGGTGAAGAAGAAAGCATTTTGGGATACGAAGAATCCAAAGAAGAAATCTACGAAACTAACACCAGCACAGAAGACACAGGCCAAGGCCCGTGCCAAGGCTGCTGGTCGTCCTTATCCAAACCTTGTAGATAACGCAGCAGTAGCAAAGAAGAAGGGTAAGTAATGGCGACAGGCACTAATGGAAGTACACTTAAGGCTGAGCTTAATAGGCTTGCTAACGGTGGTACATATCCTGCAATTCAGTCATATGTGGGAGTAGCACAAGCTGCTAACACTTGGGCTGGAACCACAGGACTAGACCTCGTTGGTGCCTTGAATACCAAAGCCGGTAACTCCCGTCCTAACTGGAAAGACCTTCGTGGGGTCTGCAATCAACTTGGTGGAACTACTGATCTGGCTGCTGCCGCAGCTCTAAGAGCGAGGTCTTCATGACAACAACATTTAATGATTTAATCGAACGAGTCCTTGGACAGATCCAAGGCTATGGGGCCCAGCAGGAGACTGCTACTTGGATAAACCAATCTGGTGGAATTACAAACTCAGCTACAACATTCGTAGTCAATGAGACTGCTCAGATGGGCCGTGGGTTAATTGAAGTTGGCGATGAGTTAATGTATGTAGATCGTACAGATAACCTAACCAAGCAGGTATACCTTGCACCTTGGGGTCGTGGTTTCCGTGGAACTACTGCATCTACTGCAGCCAATGAAACTAAGGTAACTGTAGCCCCAGCGTATCCACGCTTCATGGTTAAGCAAGCAATCAATGACACCATCCAAGCTGTATACCCGGAACTCTATGGCGTTGGAACTCACACATTCCAATTCAATACATCAGTAGTTTCATACAGCCTTCCGGCTGTAGCAGATTACATCTTGGCAGTTAAGTGGCAGACACTTGGCTCATCCAAGGAATGGCTTGATGTCCGTAGATACGATGTCGATAAGACATCAAACACAACAGCCTTTACAACAGGTAAGTCACTTCTATTGTTCGATGGCATTGATGCTGGACGAACAGTACAGGTTACATACGCCAAGGCACCAACAACTTTATCTGCATCAGCAGATGTATACGAGACTGTAACCGGTCTTCCATCTAGCACAATAGATGTAATCACATATGGAACTATTGCCCGTCTCCTTGCTGGAGCCGATGCTGCACGAGTTCCTTCAACCTCGGTAGAAGCAGACATGCTCGATAGAGCAAAGCCTATTGGTTCTGGATCTGCCGCATCTCGTTACTTCCTCGGTCTCTACACTCAGCGACTTCAACAAGAAGCTGCCGGACTCCGTGATCTCTATCCACCTAAACTCCACTATACGAGGTAATCAATGGCCCAAAATAGATACTACGCCTCAACGGCTAAGCAAGCATCCCTTGCTGCATCAGTCGATAGCGTTGTCGAATCAATCACCCTCGACCTCGTTACCGGATTCCCATCTAACTATCCCTTCACACTTGTTATCGATCCTGACACAAACAAAGAAGAACTTATCAAGGTTACAGGTGTATCTGGAACCGTTGCTACAGTTGTTCGTGGACAAGATGGAACGACAGCAATCTCACACTCAATCGGTGCAACAGTCCGACATGTGGTTTCAGGTCAGGACTTCAACGAGTTTTCAGCTCACGCTGGAACTTCTGCAACTCCAACTACTGCTGGAGTCCACGGTGTAACTGGCAATGTAGTTGGCGATACTGATACACAAGTTCTTACTAATAAGACCTTAACATCTCCAACTATCAACGGCGATGGAATCTACTTCGAGGGTGCAACAGCAGATGCCTATGAAACTAGAATTCTTGCTACGGATCCAACAGCAGACCGAACAATTACTCTTCCCAATGCAACAGGTACAGTCACCCTTGATGGTGTGGCATCTACCCTTACATCTAAGATAATTACAAGCGGAACCTTGGGTTCTGATCTTGCTGCCGGAACTTACAAGATCACAGGACTTGGAACTCCATCGGCTAATACCGATGCTGCTACCAAGGCTTATGTAGACACAACAGTTGCAGCAGTAATTGATTCTGCTCCAGCAGCCCTTGATACTCTTAACGAGTTAGCGGCTGCCCTTGGCGATGATGCCAACTTTGCAACAACAGTATCTACATCTATCGGTACTAAGGTGGCCAAGGCTGGCGACTCTATGACCGGTGCCTTGTCCATGGGTAATAACAAGATCACAGATCTTGGTACCCCAACAAACAACACAGATGCAGCTACTAAGTCTTATATAGACACGATCTTTGGGTCTACCTCATCTGCGGCCACAAGTGCTACTTCAGCGGCTACATCGGCCTCTAGTGCCTCTACAAGTGCATCCTCAGCCCTGACCTCAGCCAACTCTGCAGCAGCATCCGCATCAGCTGCTGCTACCTCGGCATCCTCGGCTTCGACTTCTGCCTCATCGGCCCTATCAAGTTACTCATCAGTAATTGGTTTAACTGGCTCTGGAATAGTCCGTGATATGGGATCTATTACAGATGCTGATACAACATCCAGCACCTTTGTAAGCATATCCACGGTTGCTACAGCAGCAGCAAATTCTGCATCGAGTGCAGCAACCTCTGCAACATCAGCAGCGACAAGTGCATCAAGTGCATCTACTTCTGCAACATCAGCAGCCACATCAGCAAGTTCTGCATCAACTTCAGCTTCTAGTGCTTTGACTTCTGCTAACTCTGCTGCATCTAGTGCATCTACTGCTGCAGGGTATATTCCATCACTTACCGGTAACTCTGGAAAGTATCTAACAAACAATGGAACATCTGCATCTTGGGCAACTGTAGATGCTTTACCATCTCAGACTGGAAACTCTGGCAAGTATTTAACAACTAATGGAACTTCAGCTTCTTGGGCAAGTATAGTTACAGATCCATTAACAGACACATTCATGATGATGGGAGCATAAGGTGCCTAGTTCATTTGCAATACAACTCCGTAGAGGTACAACAGCACAACACTCTACATTTACAGGCTTGGTCGGTGAAGTAACAGTCGACACCGATAAAGACACTCTCGTGGTTCACGATGGTGTAACGGCTGGAGGGTATCCTTTAGCTAAGTCAACAGACACAAGTGGACTCGATCCATTTCTACTCATGGGAGCATAAACAATGGCATATAAAGTACTTGGTCGCAAAGCTGCTGCCGCAACAACTGCGGAAGAACTATATGCGACACCTTCATCTTCAGCAGCGGTAGTATCAACTATCGTTGTATGTAATCGTGCAGCATCAACTAAGACATACCGTATTGCTGTTAAGCCAGCAACAGGAACTACATTGGCAACAGAGCATTACTTGGCATACGATGTAGCAATTCCAGCAAATGATTCAACAGCTTTAACTCTTGGAATTACACTTGCTGCTGGCAATGTAATTGTTACATACGCATCATCTGCCGATCTTACATTTACAGCATTTGGTTCTGAATTAGCCGCTTAATTAACGAAAAGAGTAACCACTATGGCAATGACAAGGTTTAGTAATTCATCAATTACCAATGGATTCCCTAAATACACAACAGCAAAAGTAGGTATTGTATCTCCAGAAACTGTTGATGTTTTGATTATTGCTGGTGGTGGATCTGGCGGAAATGCAACAGGCAATACCACCGGAGATGCTGGCGGTGGTGGTGCTGGTGGTGTTAGAAATATAAGTTCAATTTCTGTAACACCAGGAACCCAATACGCAATTACGGTTGGCGGTGGTGGTGCTGCTATAACAGCATCTGCAACTTCCGTTGTTGGAAATAAAGGTAGTAATTCATCAGCATTTTCATACTCATCCACCGGAGGTGGAAGAGGTGGAGCAGATGTACTTTCACCGCCCGGTTACTCTGGAGGCACCGGTGGCTCAGGCGGTGGCGGATCCAATGGCCCTTCAGCAGGAGTTGGAGGAACCGGAAACGAAGGAGGCTACTCCCCAGCAGAAGGATTTAATGGCGGTGGAACTGCCAGTTCCCACGCTGGCTCTGGTGGAGGTGGAGCAGGTGGAGTTGGAGAAGCTGGTTCTACAGCAACTAACTCTGGTAATCCCGGTGCCGGTGGCCCGGGAACAAGTGCTTATACAACTTGGTTAACTGCAACATCTTCTGGTGTAGGTGGAGTTATTGCCGGAGGTGGCGGTGGTGGTGCAGATAATGAACACCAAACTGGAGGCCTTGGTGGATCAGGTGGTGGTGGTGCTGGAGGCATTAGAAGCACAACCGCTGGCGTAGCTAATGGTTATGCAGGAACTGTTAATACAGGCTCTGGCGGAGGTGCAACAGGTGCTTCTGATGGAGCCCAAGTTACATCTGGTGCAGGTGGTTCTGGACTAGTTATTGTCCGTCATGGATCACAGTACTCATACAGCTCTGCAACAGGATCACCAACAATTACCACATATGGTGGTAATACATATTACAAGTTTACTGGAGATGGGAGCATAACCTTCTAATGTCTATTCGCAAATTCTCAACTTCAACAATAAAATTAGGTACAAAATCTTCACGATTTTGGGATCAAATAACAACTGGAGTTCCAACGAGCATAACTTATCTGGCTGTTGCCGGTGGTGGTGGTGGTGGTGGAAGAACAGGCTTTAACGGAAATGGTGGTGGCGGAGCTGGTGGAGTTGTTTCATCAACATTTGCACCAGTTGTAGGAACTACCTACACGGTAACTGTAGGTTCTGGTGGAGCTGGTGGAGGATCATCAAACTTTTCCGGCAATGGAACCAACTCAAACATAACTGGATCTGGCATATCTTTAACTGCTGCCGTTGGCGGTGGGAAAGGTTGTAATGGCGGAGAAGGCCTAACCTATGCAAATACTTCTGCTTCTGGTGGTTCTGGTGGCGGTGGTGGTGGTTCTATAGATAACGCCAATGCACTTGGTGATGAAACTTTAGGAGCTGCTGGAACATCTGGCCAAGGAAATGCTGGAGGAAATGGATCTAGCGGCCCATCTGGTGGTGGTGGTGGAGGTGCTGGTGCTGCTGGAAGTAATGGTAATGGTGCTGGTGCTGGCGGTAATGGCGGCACAGGAACATCAACATATTCTTCTTGGGGTAGTGCAACATCTTCAGGAGAAAATGTAAGTGGAACTTACTATTATGCCGGAGGCGGTGGGGGATCTACTTCTAACGCAAGCGGAAGTTCTACAGGTGGTTATGGTGGTGGAGGAATTGGTGGATACCAAGACTCTACAAACCATACTGCTGGAGCTACGAACACCGGCGGTGGTGGCGGTGCAGGTCGAGGAGCCCCTGATGGGAAAGCTGGAGGATCTGGAATTGTAATTTTAAGATGGACTGGAACAGCAGCTCCTTCAACTACAACAGGATCACCTTCAAGCGTTTACAATGGTGGTTATACATATTACAAATTTACAGGCGATGGTTCAATTACATTCTAAGGAGAAACAATGGCACACTTCGCAAAGCTAGACGAGAACAACATCGTACTTGCTGTTCATGTCGTCAACAACGATGTGATTACAGTCAATGGTGTTGAATCAGAACAAGCCGGAATTGATTTTTTAACTAATCTTCACGGTCATTCTAATTGGAAGCAAACATCTTATACTGCTTCAATAAGAAAAAATTATGCAGGTATCGGATACAAATACGATGCATCACTAGATGCTTTCGTATCACCTAGTCCATTTCCCTCTTGGGAATTAGATCAAGAAACCTGCCAATGGAAAGCTCCTGTTGAATACCCTAATGATGGGAAAATGTATTCATGGTTCGAGCCAAATAGAGTATGGATTGAAGTCTCTTCAACTGTAGTTTAATAAGTAATTATAGCCCTGAGCATGGCTTAAAACTGCTCATATTTTTATGCCAACAATAAGGAGTCATAGTGGTACTAAAGTTCTCAAAGTCACCAGACATTACAGAGACAGTCATCCTCGACCTAACCGGTCGAAGCTCTCAGTACTACGATCCAAACACATACTCTTTCGATGTGGCTATTGCAGGTCTGCCATTCATCTACAACATTACAGATGAAACTCCATATCGTAGATCTACTGCACGATGGAAGTATGAGCGTGTGGATCAGGCTCGTGAACCGGGTGAGCAGACTCTCGACTCAGGTCTCTGGGTACGAAGCCAGACATCATTCCATTTAGGACAAGGCATACAGTTTCAGGAAGCACTAGAAGGTAACACAGAACAACTACGCTTCCGCTACTACACAGGATCAGGTATTGATCCATGGACACCGGGCCAGATCTCTCTTCTCAAGAAGACAACTAAACTTTATCCATCATCTGGATCTACAAGCAACAAGACACTTGCACTTCCAGCGACTATCTCTGGCGTGGACTATGTAATTGCCATCGATTGTGCAGCAGCATCAGGCTCAGCAGTCCGTGTAGCAAAGGTTACAGCAAGCGGAACATCTACAACCCTTGTCCTTGGATCAACCCTATCTTCTGAGATTCTTGCAGCTGAGACAGATGGAACATCTCTAGTCTTGGTTACTGCTACAAAGATCTATGACTATGATCTGACTGCAGCAAGCCCTACTCTTCATGACCACTACACAATCAATACAGCCAACGCTACATCAGCAACCATCAAGTATGTAAAGAACCGCTTCATGCTTGGCATTAGTTATGTAACTGGTACAAGTCCTATTGCTGCAGTATATGAACTTCCATTCTCAAGCCACGGATCGTCTACTAACCTTTCAACCATTACTGCTGTAGCAAATACAACTACCGTACCTATTGGCTGGCGTTGGTCTGATATTGCTGAAGGCCGTGGTGCTATCTATGTCTCTGGTTATGCCGGAGATAAGTCTGCAATCTTCCGTATCCAACCAGATAACACAGGTGCTTTGGGTGCTGCAGTATCAGTAGCAGACATTCCTCGTGGTGAGGTAGTCCATGCAATCTTTGGATACCTTGGAACATTCTTAGCCATCGGCACTAGCCGAGGTGTCCGTATCGCAGCCATTGCTGACGATGCAACCATCGTATATGGCCCACTTGTATTTACAACTACAGATCCAGTCACTTGCTTTGCAGCTCGTGACTCTTATATCTGGGCTGGCGTTAAGGCTGGCGTAGCCGGTGCATCAGGTACATACCGCATCTATCTTGGATCACTACTTGATGATGGCTCATACCCTTATGCCACAGATATATCAGCATCAGGAACTACTGGTGCAGTTAACTCACTTGGTTTCTTCCCATCAACAGCACAGTTGTTCATGGGTATCTCTGCATCTGGTGTATGGCTACAGCATGCTACTGATCTAGTAGATGAAGGAACTCTTACTACCGGTATCGTCAACTGGGGTACTCTTGAGAAGAAGGCATGGAAGCGTGTTCGTGTAGAAACCGATACCCTTTCAGGCAACATTGAAGTCTATGCAGATTCCAATGAAGGTCGTACACAGATTGCTACCCTTACTCAGAACAATGCATACAATGCAGACTTCGGACTTGAAAGTGCATACTCAACCACTCAAGTCAACGGACAGATTACTTTCGTACTGTACAAATCAACAACCGATAACACCAAGGGTGGCATCCTAAAGGGATACGCCATTAAGGCTATCCCTAGCCCTACCCGTTCCCGTCTCATCCAGCTTCCATTGATGTGCTATGACTTTGAGACTGATCGCCGTAACATGAAGTTCGGTGTTAAGGAAGGTGCAAGACTACGCCTATCTGCCCTTGAGCAGATCGAATCATTGGGTGCAACGGTACTTGTGCAGGACTTCAACTCACTAGAAAACTTCGATGCAGTCATTGAAGAAATTGCTTTTAGCCGTTCAACACCATCGTCTTACAACGATGATAACTTTGGCGGAATTATTACAATCACTATGAGAACGGTAGTTTAATGTCAGCAATGGACTGGGCAGCATTTGTAGTATCCATCTTTGCGATCATCGCTGGCTTTGCCACCGGTATTCGATGGATGGTTATCCACTACCTTAAAGAACTTAAGACCAACGGTGGGTCTAGTATCAAAGATCAGGTCAATGCTCTGCAAATAAAGGTAGACTTAATCTATGACATCGTTACAAGCAAGCGAAAGTAATTACCCTAACTGGTTTACAGTCTGGGCAGAAGGATACTTCAAGGATCTATTAGTTGAGTTCAAGGATAAAGAGAACCTTGCCTTCCTCCAGATAGGTGCTTTTACTGGCGATGCAAGCTTATGGTTACTCAAGAACATACTTACCCAACCAAGCTCTACCCTTATAGATGTAGATACTTGGCAGGGATCTGATGAGGTAGCCCATCATGAGATGGACTTCTCAGATGTAGAGAGAGTCTATGACTCTAAGGTAGACGAATACAGCAATGTCATCAAAGTTAAGATGGCAAGCCAAGACTATTTAATTACAGCAGATGAAAAAGATTACTTTGATTTCATCTACATTGACGGAGATCATACTGCTGATGCAGTATTCAAAGATGCTTCACTATCTTGGAAAGCGTTAAAGCCCGGCGGAATCATGGCATTTGATGATTACGAATGGGGCCCTGAATTACCTATGCATCTAAGACCTAAGCCATCTATTGATCTATTTGTCACCCTCATGAAAGACAACATCGACTTGATAAGGACTGGCCCCCAAGTATGGATAAGAAAAAGGTTTACAACTTAGTATCAGTAGTATTTATAGTTATGGGTACATCCTTCTGGATGGTGCCACAAGCTAATGCAGTTCAAGCCAATGCAACAGTTACATGCGGTAAGTCAGATGGAACCCAACAATCATTCCAGATTGGTTGGGATAATAGCGTTCAGTTCTTTGCAGACAAGGGATACATCCCTCGCTTATTCTGCGAAGGTGGATATGCCCAAGGGTTTAACATTTATGTCAGCGATAATCTCGCCGATCCTTCTTTGGGCTACTATAACGGCGTATCGCCGACACCAGCACCAGCCCCAACAGCAGCCCCTGCAGAATCTCCATCACCTACTCCTAGTCCGACAGTAGAGCCGACTCCAGAGACCTCGCCTCAACCTCAAGAAACTTCAACCGTGCAAGCGAGTCCTGAACCTTCGCCAACTCCGACTCCAAGCGAGACAGCTTCAAGTCAGCCCACTCCGGAGCCGACTCCAACAGCAACAAGTTCTCCCGATACTTCAACATCAACTGTTGCTCCGAGTACAAGCGATACTGCAACTCCAGTAACTGAGACTTCAACTGCTCCGTCAACAGATCAACCGACATCTTCTACCCCTCCCGATAGTACGAACGGTACACCAGTTACCACCCCGGCAACTGAACCTGAACCAATCCCGACTCCAGAGCCTCCGGCTCCAGAACCTCAACCTGAGCCTCAGCCTCAACCAACGCCTGTCGTTCCTGAGCAAACTGCTCCAACACCTGCTCCGCAGCCCATTGAGCCGACTCCGGTACCTGTAGCTCCTGAGCCTCAACCAAGTCCGGCACCACAGCCAGCACCGGCCCCTCAGCCGGAACCTCAACCAGCCCCACAGCCAGAGCCAGCTCCAGCACCTGCTCCCGAACCTGCTCCATCTCCAGAGCCGTCACCCGAACCACCTGCTCCAGAGCCTGAACCAGAAGCTCCAGCACCCGAACCAATTCCCGATCCAGCACCGGAACCTGCTGAGCCTCCGCCATTACCGGCCGACCCTGCTCCAGAGCCAGAACCTCCAGCTATGGAGGAACCAGTTCCAGCTGAGCCAGCCCCTGAAGTTGAGCCAGCACCGGTACCAGAACCTGAAGCTCCAGTCCTTCCTGAACCTCAACCAAATACTCATGAGGAAAATGTTACACCCGAAGTGGTAGTAATCACGGAAGACACGAACTTAGAATCATTGGATCCAGAGACACCAGTTCAACTTGAGAATGGTGTGATCCTTACAGCAGAAGTAGTCATTGCTCTAGAAGTGTTGGGTAATCCAGCAGATCTAGTAGCCGCAATCTTTACAGATCCTAGTCAAGCTCTCATGGCCTTAGCCAATGTGGGTGCCGATATGGCACCTGAAGTACGAGAGCAAGCAGAGGATGTCATCGTTGCAGCGGTTATCGCTGGCAACATCGCAACCCAAGCAGCGGCAGGAGCCGCAGCTGCAGCAGCTTACAGGAGGAACCTATGATTAAAAAGTTCATCAATGCAATCCTTGACCAGACATACACATTGCTCGGCATGTTCGTAGCATGGGTAGTCCTTGAGGGTAGTGCT